CTGGTGACGATCCTGTTCATTGGGCAAAGCCAGATGCTCGCAGAAAAGAATTCAAAGCATTCTTAAGAAGGTATCTTGATCAAAAACAAAAACGAAAGAAAATCAAAGAGCGTAAAGACTTTTTGAAGAGATTTGGACTATAAGCCATGGCTCAATATAGAATAGATACCAAGCAATATCTCGCAAATGGTACTACTATTTTTGAAGCAAATCTTCAAGCTGACCGTTATGGTAATGTTTTAACGCCTGGAGCCACATCAACTTCTGCCTTTGGGGAACCTGTTTCTGTACCCATCACGCCAGTCGTTCAGTTAGATGGTCTCTATGGAATTCAGGATAGAGATTTTGAGAGCTTAACCGCCAATACTGCAACTGTCGTCGCTGCAAATAATTTAATGGAAGTGAGGACTGGTACTGGAGAATCAAGTTTAGCTGTTTTGAGATCGAGACGAGCTGTTCGTTATCGCGCTGGCCAAGGCGCTATGTGTAGGTTTACTGCTAAATATACAACCACCACTCAAGCAGCAGGCATTCAAGCAGGACCACAAGGTTATTTTCAATTCGCAGGATTTACTATTCAAGGGCAACAACTTGGTATAGGATTTAACCCAGCTAATGGTAAATTTGGTATTCTAAGGCAAAATGGATTTAAAGCGCAAATTGAATCCCTCACCTTACAAACAGGCGCAACTTCTGCAGGAAATGTAACTATTACATTACCAGAATCGACTGGAGCCACGGATTATGTTGTTCCCCTCACCGACACAGGCGGTGATGCAGCGCTCACCGCAGCAGAAATATCAGAATATTTCCAAGCAAATGCGCTCACATCAGCGAACTGGACAGCGGAGCATGTTGATGGTGTTGTTAATTTTGTGAGAGTTTTCGCTGGACCAGTAGTTGGCACAAAGGCATTTGTAGATACAGATTCTACAGGAACGACAGATACATTCACAACAATCCAAACAGGCGCCAATGGTATAAATGATTGGACTTATCAAGAAGATTGGAACGACCCATTAGATGGAACTGGAATAAGTGGAATTAATATTGATGCACGATTCCTAAATGTATTTCAGATTAATTTCCGTTGGTTGGGCGCTGGTATTATGCAATTTGCTATTGAGAATCCCCTATCAGGCGATATATACTGTTTCCATAAAGAAATATTCACGAACACATTGAATGTGCCGCACTTTGATAATCCAACAATGAAACTAGGTTATATTGCTAGACATGTAACTGGGTCTGCGGGAACGGATGTAAGCGTTTGCGGTGGGAGTTTTCTAGGAGCAGTTGAAGGTCTAATTGAACCAACGCAATTTCCAACCGCCATATCAACTGCGGGATCATATAACCCTGCGCTTGCCAAGAATGCTGATCACCATGTATTGACATTACACAATCGCATTGTATTCAATGACAGAATTAATACAAGAGAAGTAATTTTAAAGAATATTTCAATCTCTGGCCAAGTTCCTTCAGCAAAGGGTTCGCTGACAGTTACATTATTCTATAACTTCGATGATATACCAGCTCCTGCGGGATATACTCTTATTAATTCCACACAATCCTCATCATATTATACTGATGTGAACGGTACAGTTACTGTTGGAACGAATGTTCCTATATTCAAATTGACAATTCCTCTTCCAGGCGTACAGGATATTGATTTAACAGATTACAGAATTGTTATACCACCAAATAATGAAGTAACAGTAGTTGTCAGAGCAACTGGTGCAACTATTTCGGATTTGGGTTGCTCATTAACTTGGATAGAAGATTAAATAGGCAACCCATGATAACTCAATCTGATCTAAATGCCATCGAGAAGTATGCTGACAAGATCTTTGCCAAGGTGGGCATTGATGTGGAGTTCACTCGTCATTTTTTAGATCGTGCCAACGATGCGCGCAACAAAAAAGATATTACATCTTCTGAACTGATTCGTTTGTTCAAACAAACATACGCAAAGCACGGGAAAAAGATTCCAAAACTTGGTCCAGATGCTGAAGCTGTAATCAAAGATATGAAGACTGATATCAATGTTCCATTTGTACTCAACCTACGAGGTGGAGATCTGGAACTAATCGCCAAAACAATAATGCGTAAAAAGAACTTTAAAACTCCTAATCCAGAATTGGCAGTTGAGATGGCAAAGCGCAATACTCCAGCCAAAGCTGGCAAAGCATTTGGTAGTTTCTTCGAATCATGTAAAGATCACAAGAAGCCAAAAAAAGAAAGCACATTGGCTAAGGTTAATGGAACTCTTAAGAGGGTCGATGAACTAAATCGCAAAATGTGGAAATAAATGATGTCTAAAATATTGATTGGAATTATTGTTGTGATGAGTTTGGGAGGTTGGTTTCTCTATAATAAAAACCAAGAGTTGGTAGAGCTTAATAAGGCATTTGAATTGCGGGATGCTGAGCAAAAAGCTACTATTGAGGCAATTCAAGAAAGAATGCTTGTTACTCAACAGGCGTTACAAGGTCTCCAAACAAAAAATCAACAATACGAAGCAGAGATGGCTGAATATCTTGATATATTCAGACGCCACAACCTTGCTCAGCTCGCAAGCGCAAAACCTGGAATGATTGAGGTGAGAGCAAATACTAGAACTAAGGAGGTTTTCGATGACATTGAAGAAATTAGCAATCGTCTGTCTAGCCTTAACGATTAGTGCGTGTTCGCTACTTGGACCAAGAGAAGTCGAAGTAATCACCAAACCTATTAAAATCGATATAGCACAACCTGTAATGCCAAGACCATTGGATCTAAAAGAGCCAAAGTGGTATGTTGTTTCTGACGCAAAAGCAAGTAATCCATGTAATAAAGAATCATTCGATCCGCCACAATTTGATGAAGAGGGTAAAGAAAAGTTTAGACGACCCAAAATGGATCACCCTGAAGGATTACTTAATGACAAAGGTAAAGTTATTAGAGTATGTAAACTTGGTAAAGAGAATCCTGACTGGCCAGAAGATTATACATATATGGATAGGTTTATTGATAGTCTTAAAAAGAAATATTCAGGTGATGTAGTTTTTGTAGCAATGACAGTTGAGGATTATGAGTTAATGTCTTATAATACTCAAGAAATTAAACGATATATAAACCAACTCGGCGAAGTGATAGTTTACTATAGGAATGTAACAATAGATGATAAGGATGCTGGTGCGGTTCAAATTAGGGTAGAAGAAGAGGAAAAATGATGGAATTTATTATAGACCAACTATTAGCTTTTTGGCAATTCACCGTAGTCGGTGTTTTGATTATCATAGGTTTTATCGTCAATGCGTTTGGTGTTGACCAAGAAGAACCGCTCGTGAACCTTTCATTCAAAGAAATGCCTCATATGAAACCTATCACTATCCCGACTGCTGGTAAGGGTTTCTGGGGTGCAATTTGGATGTGGTTGACTGGAGTTCGTACTTGGGAAATCTCAAAAGACTGGCACTTCTCTGTAAACGGTGAGAACTATGTCATCCCCAAAGGATTCGTATTCGATGGCGCATCTGTTCCTAAGTTTCTTGCATCGTGGTTATCACCAACAGGTGTGTTGTTGATTGGTGGTTTGGTTCATGATTATGCATACAAATATACTGTCCTTCTGAAGAAAGGCAAGAAAGCAACTTCCGAACCGATGACGCAGAACGAGGCTGATCAACTGTTCCGCGATATCAACATTGAGCAAAATGGCTTCCACCTACTAAATAACCTTGCTTACTGGGCGTTAGTTATCGGTGGATTTGTTGCTTGGAACGGTCATCGTAAGGCAAACTGTAAAGCTATTTGAACAATATAGAAAAAAGAGTAGCCAGAGGCCTCAGTAAAGATTTGGAAAAAAATAAATAAAATCACATAAACATATAATTTTCGGTTATTTTTAAATGGCTAGAAAGTCTCAAGCAGCGAAATTTGAACCAAATATTGTATTTGAACAAGAAGAAATACAAAGGGTTAGCAGAATGGATTTATTTTCCTTACTAGAAGAAAGGCGCATCGAAGCGCAAAATCAACAAGATATTCTACACAAGAGGATAGGTTCATTGAGAGACGAACTCCATAAAGAAATTTCAGAATCCCACAAAGAAATTATGTCTGAAATTCGTGAAATGAAAGAAGAGCAGAGGGAACATGCTCGAGACATGTCTGAAAGAGTAAGCAGGCTAGAACAATGGAAATGGCAAGTGGCTGGAGGAATTCTTGTTCTTGCGTTTATTTGGCCATTTGTTAGTGATTTTATGGGGTAAAAAAGTTTACTTTTGAGTGATTTTATTATATAATGTATGCATGAGTAATTATATTGAATCAAAATATCTAAACCTTTTATCTGCGCAACTTCTACAGTTCAAGCGCAAAAATGATAATCTTTGGAACTTCCGATGCCCTTACTGTGGCGATTCTCAAACAAATTCAAATAAAGCTCGTGGATATGTTTTCCTCAAGGAAGCTTCTTACATATTTAAGTGCCACAACTGCGGACATGGCGCTTCTCTCAGCAATCTGATAAAGCATGTCAACCCTAATCTCCATAAAGAATACACCATGGAAAAGTTTAGGGAAAGTGGTGGTCACAAGTCTGCCAATACCATCAGCGCCAAAACTAAAACTGAATTTAGATTTAAGAAGAAAGCGAACTACTTAAAGACACCACTCGGCAAGCTGAAAAAGGTATCTCAATTAAAGCCAACGCACAAAGCCAAGCTGTATGTCGTATCTCGGCAGATACCAAGCAATCGGCACTTCAAGCTGTTTTACGCACCTAAATTTTATGAGTTTGTAAATCAATGCGTCCCAAACAAGTTTCCCGAGATCAAGAAAGACGAGCCTCGACTGATTATTCCGTTTATTGATCAGAACGATAATCTAATAGGGTTTCAAGGCAGAGCTCTGGGCAATTCCAATGTAAAGTATATCACCATCATGCTAGATGAAGAATCTCCTAAGATATTTGGACTAGACACTGTAGATCTTACTAAACCTGTCTATGTTTTGGAAGGTCCAATTGATAGCATGTTTGTAAATAACGCAATTGCGATGGCTGGAGCAGACTTGAGTGGTCTGGATAAGATTTCAGCCGACTATATTTTCATTTACGACAATGAGCCAAGAAGTTCACAAATAGTTCGTAGAATAGAGAAATCTATCGACAAAAATCATTCCGTGGTTATCTTTCCAAAAACCATCAAAGAAAAAGATATAAATGATATTATACTTTCTGGATTTAACACCAAGGAAGTTTTAGAAATTATAAGTAGTAACACCTTTCACGGATTAGCTGCAAAAGTTAAATTATCAGAATGGAGTAGGGTGTGATTATATCAGAACATTATGGCGAGGGTCATGAGGGTGCGGTGAAAGATTGGTGTTTCAAAGAATTATCATTAAATATTTAAAATAAGAATGTAAGGCGAATATATGTTTGGTTTCCCCAACAAGCACCTTGGTGTGCGAATAGATTACAAACGAGATGAAAACATGACAGAACAGGCTGTCAAACTTCTCACTGATTATTACTGCCGTGACGATGAAAAGTCCCCTCAACAAGCATTCGCTAGAGCTGCAGTTGCCTATTCATATGGCGATAATAAGCTGGCTCAGCGCATTTACGATGCTGCTTCAAAGGGTTGGTTTATGTTTTCATCTCCTGTGCTTTCTAATGCTCCGCTTCCAGGCGAAAGAGTAAAAGCTCTGCCCATTTCCTGCTTTTTAACTTATGTTCCTGACACTCTGGAAGGACTGATTGATCACAGCGCAGAGTTGCGCTGGTTATCTGTAAAGGGCGGTGGCGTTGGCGGCCATTGGTCAGATATTCGGTCAGTATCTGATGTTGCTCCTGGACCCATGCCATTTCTACACACTGTAGATAGTGACATGACTGCGTATCGTCAAGGCAAGACTCGCAAGGGTTCTTATGCTGCATATATGGACATATCGCATCCAGATATAGTTGAATTTATCAATATGCGAATACCAACTGGTGATGTGAATCGCAAATGCTTAAATCTGCATCATGCAGTAAACTTGACCGATGAGTTTATGGAAGCTGTGCGAGATGATCTCGACTGGGATTTGAAAGACCCAGATAAGGGAGAAATCCGAGATACGATGAGAGCCAGAAAATTATGGGAGCTGTTGCTTGAAACTCGATATCGCACTGGCGAGCCATACCTGAACTTTATTGACACAGCCAACCGAGCGATGCCTGAAACGCAAAGAGAGTTGGGTCTTAAAATTAACGGATCTAATCTTTGTAACGAAATACATCTAGCTACCAATGAAGAACGCAGTGCCGTCTGCTGCCTTTCGTCACTCAACTTGGAGAAATATGATGAGTGGAAAAATACAAATCTTGTTGCCGATCTTATTCGCTTTCTCGACAATGTCTTGCAGTTCTTTATTGACCACGCAGGAGACGAAATCTCAAGAGCAAGGTATTCTGCGATGCAAGAGCGCAGTCTCGGTCTCGGGGCAATGGGGTATCACTCTTACTTGCAGATGCACCGAATTGCGTTTGAATCTGAATTCGCAGTAGAAATGAATAAAACCATCTTCAAGAGCATTCAACAGAAAGCGATTGCGGAGAGCGTTAAACTTGGTAAAGAAAAAGGCGAAGCGCCAGACATGAGTGGAACTGGAAGAAGGAATGCGCATACCCTAGCTATAGCTCCAAACGCAAACAGTTCTTTAATTGGCGGAACTTCTCCTTCAATTGAACCTTGGAAGGCAAATGCATTTACATCTAGAACCAGAGCAGGTTCGCATCTCAATAAAAACAAATACCTTGAACAAGACCTGGAAGAACTGGGGAAAAACAATGATGAGGTTTGGTCTTCAATCATCACTAATGGCGGTTCAGTACAGCATTTGGACTTCTTGTCAAGTCATCTAAAATCTGTTTATAAAACTGCGATTGAGATTGATCAAGATATTATTGTAAGGCAGGGCGGTGATCGTCAAGAGTTTTTATGCCAAGGCCAATCTTTGAACATATTTTTCCCAGCAGGAGCGACTAAAGCATATTTGCATAAAGTACACTTCAATGCTTGGCAATATGGAACGAAGGGTCTGTATTATCTAAGAACAGAAACATCAAATAGAGCCGAAAATGTGGCTCAGAAAATTGCCAGAGAAAGGTTGGTTGAGTTTAACGAAACTACCGCTGCTAGCGATGATGGCGACCAATCTTCGTGCGTAGCGTGCGAAGGGTAGATATCAAAATCAATAAACTAAACATAATAGAAAATTCGGAGAAATAAATTGGAAGTAACGATTTACAGTAAGACTAATTGTCCATTTTGCGAGAAAGCTAAATTTTGGTTCAAATCGCACGGATACACATATACAGAAATTCTGTTAGATGATGAAGAACAAAGATTAGCATTTTATCAAAAGATTCCAGGAGCAAGATCAGTTCCCCAAATATTCATTGACGATAAGTTGATTGGAACATATGACGATTTGATGGCTCAGGCTGACACCTTAATAAAGCAACAAGGTGGATTGATGGAGTTCTCAGAAACATATAAACCATTCCACTACCCGTGGGCTGTAGATATTACTACAAGGCACGAAAAAGCGCACTGGATCGAAGATGAAATTGACCTTTCTGAAGATGTTACTGATTGGAAAATGGGCAAAATGAGCGATACAGAAAAAGAGTATATAACCAACATTTTGCGCTTATTCACTCAGTCTGATGTAGCCGTGGGTCAAAACTATTATGACCAGTTTATTCCCAAGTTTAAGAACAACGAAGTTCGTAATATGCTTGGTTCGTTTGCAGCTAGAGAAGGCATTCACCAAAGGGCATATGCTTTATTGAATGAGACTCTTGGATTGCCTGATTCTGAATATCACGCATTTCTAGAATATTCTGAAATGGCTGATAAAATTGACTTCATGATGGAAGCTGATCCGTCAACAGTTCGAGGTCTTGGACTAACATTAGCCAAATCAGTATTTAACGAGGGAGTTGCTCTGTTTGCGTCATTCGTAATGCTGCTAAACTTTCAGCGGTTTGGTAAAATGAAAGGTATGGGCAAGGTGGTTGAATGGTCTATCCGAGATGAGTCTATTCATGTCGAAGGAAATTCTAAATTATTTAAAGCATATTGCGCAGAGCACCCAAGAATAGTTAATGAAGAATTTAAAAAAGATATATATGAGATAGCGAGACAAGCTGTTAAGTTAGAAGATAAGTTCGTTGATTTAGCATACAAAATGGGCGAAATTGAAGGGCTAGATGCTACAGAAGTGAAACAGTACATCCGCTATATAACTGACCGAAGATTGTTACAGCTTGGGCTGAAGACAAACTTTAGAGTCAAAGAGAATCCTCTCCCATGGCTGGAGTGGGTACTAAATGGTGCCGACCACACAAATTTCTTTGAAAACCGAGTCACAGAGTATGAGGTGGCAGGTTTGACTGGTGGTTGGGATGATGCATACGCAGCATAAGGGTTAAAAAATGCAAGAAATAACATACGAACTGGTTTGCGACGATTGTGGTTCAGAATACTCTATCATCCAAACAATAGCTGATGATGTTACAGAAGAAATTCCAATATATTGCCCATTTTGCGGTTCTGGGGTTGATGTGAGTGACATTGATGAAGAAGATGATTGTGATGAATTGGAAAAATATCTTGAAGAAGAGGATCTAGAAGAATTAGATTTTGATGTGGATTAATTGTGAATTCATTATATGATAATCCTTGGATTTATGAGGGCGAACCCTTTGATCCCGATGAGGAAGAATTGAAAAAGTGGGTTGGTTTTTGTTATCGCGTAACAGAATTAGAAACAGGCATCGCATACATAGGGAAGAAGTTCTTTTGGCGCCCAAAGACTTTGCCTGTGACTAAGACTCGAAAGCGCAGAGTCAAAACCAAAGTCCAATCAGATTGGAAGAAGTATTTTGGCTCAAGTGAGCAGGTGAAAGAACTTGTTGAGCAAGGCGTGGCGTTCAAGCGTGAGATATTAAAGCTATGCCGAACTAAAGGTGAGTGCTCATACTTTGAAGCATCGTTTCAGTTCAAGTATGATGTTTTATTGCGTGATGATTATTACAACGAGTTTATTGGGTGTCGTTTGAACTCAAAGCACTTAAAGCTGCTGAAAGAAGATTATAATGCTAATATCAAACAAACACAAATTCATATTTCTGAAGAATCGTAAAATATCAGGCTCTACTTTTGAGAGTTTGATATTCCCTCACCTTGGACCTGACGATGTATGTACAGGTTCTCCTACCGATGGAACTCCAAAACTTAATATAGAACTTGGATTAGGTCACATGGGCTGGAATCAAATCAGCCTGTTATATTCTAACGAATGGAACAATTATTATCGGTTTGCGATTGAGCGCAACCCCTGGGATAAATGCGTGAGCGCATTTAAGTGGCATTCGGTCATCAAACCGCACCTTCCAGGAGTCAGAGAAAACAATTTCAATATGTATCTAGAAAAGCAAATCAATATGTTGCCGACAGATTGGAAGTGTTATACAAATCAAGGAAAAATTATGGTTGATAGAGTTTTCACCTTCGAGAAGATTAGTGAGCTGTATAACGCCATGAGGAATAAATTTAGTATTGACATTCCCGAAGAACTATATTATAATACTAGATTGAAGCAAACTGATAGGAAACATTACTCGGAATACTACGATGACGAAAGTAAAGAGTTTGTTGCCGAGCTATTCAAAAACGAAATAGAAACATTTGGTTATGAGTATGAGCAAAGATAAAGTCAGATTATTCATTGGTTCATCATCCAACGGTGAGGATGCGTTGTGCGAGATGGCATACGAATTTTCTCTACGCAAAGAAACTGATCGTGAATTAGAAATTGTATGGATGCGCCAAACAAACGATAAATCATCATTCTGGCATGGATTTGCTGACCAAAACTGGTCAACTCCATTTTCTGGTTTCCGATGGGCAATCCCAGAGTATTGTAATTATGAGGGGAGAGCTATCTACACTGATGTCGATATGATCAACTTCTCCGACATCGGCGAGCTGTTTGATATGGATATGGGAAACCACATGATGCTTGCTCGAGATGGAGAACGGTTTGGCGGTAAAGAGTTCTGCGTGATCTTGTTCGATTGTTCTAAGTTCAAAAATTATCTTCCACCAAAAGAATCCTGGAAAACAGAACCAACTGCTCATCACCAATTTATCCATCATTTCATACAAACTTCTGGGGTTGTTGGTTCCCTAGACCCTGCGTGGAATAGTCATGATGGAGATGCTTATCCGTTTAAACAACTACACTATACTCACATGCCAACTCAACCTTGGAAGCCATCATGGTTTACTGGCGAAACGCAAGAACATCCGAATCCCAAATTGGTCGAGTTGTTTTGGGTATATGTCGAAATGGCTAAAAATAATGGATACAAAATAGAAGATTATGCTGGCGAAGGTGGCGTTAAATATAATATTATAGGAAAGTAGTATGTCTCAAATATATGGTGAGTTGCCTGTAGGGAAAGTAATTTTTGCTGCTTGTGATAGTAATTATTTTATTGAGCACGCATTACCGTTTGCATTATCGTCAAGTAAAGCAGGATTCGATACTCATATACATGTGACTAGCCCAACTCTAGAAGTCTTTTCTCATGCTGGAATCATTAATTCTGTTACAGAAAATCGAGTAACATATACATTTGATGACGCAGATTTGTCAAAGTTTACCGATGAAGAGAAGCGTACATATTATGCTTGCTTGCGTTTCCATATTTTGCCATTCATAATTCCTTCTGCGGGCAGGGTGTTAACTCTTGACATTGATTGCATGGTCATGAAGAATTTTCAATTCCCAGCCATGCAGCCTTGTGGCTATTTCCCTCGCCCAAACGAATCTCACCCAGGAATGAAGGTGGCTGCTGGCGCAGTATATTTGACGAAAGGGTCGCTAAATGTGGCTCAAGCTATATCTGATACTCTGAACAATATGTCACTACAGTGGTTTGCTGATCAAATTGCGCTGTCTCATGTTTTCAAACAAATACCAGAAGAGCATGTCGCCAAATTTGATAACAAATTTATGGATTGGGAATTCATTGATGGGACTGCCATATGGACTGGTAAAGGTCCAAGAAAATATGACAACCCAAAATATCTAAAAAAGAAAGCAGAATACAATGACGAAGCGTCAATTAAGGTGACCAGCGCCAAAACTGTACTGCTTAAACCGAGACTTGATATCCCCTTTAAGAAGTTTGGGCTTGAGAAGGAGAATAAAGGCGGTCTGCCCGAAATCAGAACTCATTGGCAAAATTTTGCCAACAAAATTGATGCGGATTTGGTTGTAGAACTGCCAAGGTGGATGTTTAATTCAACAATCGAAAAGATGATATCCGCAGAAAGTGCATTATTGGTACCACATACCGAGAAGCCATACTGGAGCGGTCCAAAGAAAAACAATACTCGGTTCTACATGCAAACAGTATTCCCATGGCTATTTACCATTGATGAGCTTGGTTGGGGCGGTGGCGCTAAATTTTTAGATACATTTGATCCAAACAAAATGTACAGTGATGGCGCGTTTAATAAGATGAGAGAATATGCTCTCAGCGGAAAATCTAAATTCTCTCAGCCATCAAAGGGCGATCCAGTTGAAATAAACTCCCCAACTATCTTCGTCCCACTACAGTTGCCGCACGATGAGACTATAAAGTACCACGCTGACATAACTGTACCTGAGTTTGTAGAGGCTCTGTGTAAATGGGCTGACGAAAGTGACGACAGACCAAATATATTATTCAAAGGTCATCCTGTAAATCTAACATCGATGGAACCATTGCGTAGAATTATTGAAAGGTATAAAAGAGTAATCTACAGAACTGACCTAAACATCCATGAGATTATACCCAAAGTTGACGCAGTATATGTCATAAATTCAGGCACTGGCCAAGAAGCCATGTTGCACGATAAACCTGTTGTGGCGTTTGGTGACTGTGAATATCAGGGCGCTGTCATAAAAGGCAACATCTTTGATCTCAATCAAACTTGGAACTCTGTTGAATCTGATGACAAGGATGCTCGACTTCATCTATACCGAAAGTGGTATCACTGGTACATAAACACAATAACATTTGATACAACCACATGAAAAACTTTACTTTTTGTCAAATCTATTATATAATTAATCTGTAAATAATTTGAGGTTTATATTATGTTGGATTCGTTGATACCCATAATTATGTTTGTGGTCACCATTGCGGTTTGTACTGTTTTCGTGTATGGATTGTATCTGTTGGAGGTTGACAAGACTGAGCGGAGAAAAAGGAACAGGGAGGCAAACCATTGCCCAGAGTGCGACATGGAAGGAGTTCACAAAATGGACTGCGGAACAGGATACAAAGAAAAGTATGCGGAGAATGAATATGAATAGTCCAAAATTGATTAAAAATTGTATAGAAACGCCTGACGGAACAATAATACAGTCTCACACTCGTCACGATTATGTGACGCACTTAGACGAAAATGGTAAAACATATTTCACCGATGGCGGTCTTGCATATGTCCGTTGTTCTGCCCATGGGGATGAAATTCACCACTGCGTCTGGGATGATGAACCATTTGATAAAGTCCGAACAGCTCTTGAGTGGGGAACTTATGGTAAGAAAGGCGACCAACCGTTATCATATGTTAGGCTGTGTGATATGGAAACTGACCATATCAGAGCTGTATTGGATACAGCTAAATCTATTGCCCCGCAATTCAAAGAAGCAATGATAACAGAACTTGAATATAGACAAATAGAAGGGCAATATGAATCGAGTTAAATTAATCGCACTTAGTAAACCGAACGCAGAAACTGGTTGTCACACTGCTGAAGAGTTGATCGCGTATGCTGCTAGAGTGAGTAATCCCGCAAATCAAAACAATCAAGCAACAGCTGGCAAATTGGTACGATACTTGATTCGCGAGAATCACTGGTCACCGCTTGAGATGGTCCATATGACACTTGAGATCAAAACGACTCGAGACATATCAAGGCAAATTATTCGTCATCGGTCATTTTCTTTTCAAGAATTTTCTCAGCGTTATGCGGAAAGCGAACAGTTTACAGTCCGAGAAGCAAGGTTACAAGATGCGAAGAATCGGCAAAACTCAGTCAAAACTGACGATAGAATGTTAAAAGAAACATGGCAAATGCAACAATCTATAGCGATGAATGCAGCAAAAGATGCATACAAATGGGCGTTGGATAATGGTATTGCCAAAGAACAAGCTCGTGCTGTTCTTCCAGAAGGAAATACGGAAACCACACTGTATATGGCTGGTTCTCTGCGCTCTTGGATTCACTACTGCGATTTGAGAAGAGGTAATGGTACGCAGCTTGAGCATTCTTTGATTGCTGATGAATGCTGGGATATCATTAGAGTCCATTTCCCCGATATAGTAGAGGCAGTTGAAAATGGTTAAGAGCGCGATTGTATGTTTGGCTTTGGGTGTGGTTCCATTCGTTTGGGCTGATAATCAGGTATTGGAGAATTGTCTGGAAGAACATGATTATTCTAGAGAAAACTTCAATTCTTACGATTTCAACAAGGCAGCAGCTTGTTTTTCTGCACATCTAGTGGAAATACAAAAACAAATAGATGCAGAATTGAAAGATTTTATGAAACACAATCCCAGATATGGCGCTCCTGGGCAAAGTTTAAATAGATGTTTCGGGGAACCAAGAGAGCAGGCATTTGAGAGTATAGAGGTTGATCATAGCGAATATGGTTACAATATACGAGCAAGGTATAAGGAAAAGATGCCACAACCTTGTTACGAAAATGCACCATGGGACAACAGGAGCGAAAACATATGAGCGATTATTCCAGTCAAGTGAAAATAATTGAAGATGAAAACGGTAATCAGTGCATAGAGTTTACGCCTGAACAGATGAAGGCTCTTAATTTGAAATGCGGAGATACCGTTGAATGGAATATTGAAGACGAAGAAAATGGTGTTGTTAGCTTTAGAGTGGTGAAATGATATGAAAATTAAGATAGGAAAATATCCTGATTGGCGTTGGTATAACACATACCTTTATAAATGGTTTGGTTATGCGCCCGAACAAAAGAAAAAGATTCGAATCGATCCTTGGGACACTTGGAGTATGGATTGTACATTGGCAGAGATTATACTGCCAATGTTGTTGCAACTCGCAAAGACCAAACACGGTTCTCCGATTGTGGATGAGGAAGATGTTCCTGATTGGTTACATGGCGACACCGAAGAAGATGAACAATTGATTCATGATCGTTGGGACTGGGTGATGGCAGAAATGATTTATGCTTTCGACTGCAAAGTAAACAAAGAAGAACCCTGTGTGAGATTTGATTTCAAAACTCAGGTAGAAGAAATGGAAGCAGAACAGAATCGCATACAAAATGGATTTCGTTTGTTTGGCAAATATTACGAAGGACTTTGGGATTAACAATCCATGATATTGACCAGGGAATATATATGAATGGGTTCCGTAAACTACAGTCAAGGTTGCAAGAAGAAGGATGGTATGTAGGATGGGGGTTGATGTGTTGTCAATCCTGCGCATGGGCAGAAGTTCCTTATGAACATGAGGTTGGACCTTTTAAGGGGCAAGAAGTAGACTTCTCTAAGGTATTGTTTAATCACGAACAAGACTGTCAAATGGAAGATGAAGACTGTGATGCTTGTTGCGGTGAAGGATATGTAGGTGAAGAAGCGGAAGAAGAATGTTCTGTTTGTGGCGGTAAGGGTTACTGTTATTATAATAAAGACGGTATTGCGCCAGATGAAGATGACTATTGTGTTTTCCCGCACTATT